TTGTTACAACTAATAAACCGCCGTCACCATCTCCTAAAGCTTCTGTTGCGTCTCCGCCACCAGCTTCAGTTGTAGTGATAACCCAGTCACTAGCTGTGTATTTGTCGAAGTCCTCGTGATAAACGTGATACTTAATTGGGTCAGGTTGTTTTAATCTACCACCATCACCCACTGAAGATACGTTCGTGACTCCTGAAGTAAAGTGTGTTGTCATAATCAGTCCTCCTTATTAGACCAGTTATTCTTTAGTGAATAACCAATTACTTAATTGTTTTATACCCCTCTTTTATAAAGAGTGCAAGAGATTCTGTTGTGAAGTGATATAATTCAGCGATGTAGCTTTTTATTAAGTAGCTACAGAAACTTCGGGTGCAGCATCTTCGATCTTACTAGAGAGAGTCGCTATTTTAGCTTCTTCCTCTTTGATTTGGTTGACAACTTCTCTAATTTTTTTGTCAATCCTAACCATATCCAAAGTGTATCTTTGGTTATCACGCTGATGCACCGCCCACTCTGTCTCGAGACTTCTCTTCTGTTTGTATAGGTCTCTGACTTGTATTTGCATCTATGGTCTCCTCATAGGTTATCCATAATTTACGATGGTCTGTAAATCCATCTTTATCCCATTTTATATCATTTTTTCCTAGTTTGTCAACTAGTGCATTTTCAAAAGCTTTTGAACTGTCTTCGGATGCAAGTTCGAAGTCAGCATAGTAGCCATATGCTCTTATCTGTACGCGAAATGTTTTGATCATTTTATCCTTTCTATCATAAAAAAAGGGGGCCGTTAAGCCCCCTTTTTAATTAGTTATTACGCACCTTCTACGCCGAAGATACCTCTAGGGTCTGATACTCCAAATGAGTATCTTTCTCTAGCTTTGTATCTTACGTTTCCAGTATCGAAATCACCTTCCATTGCAGTTGTCAACGGAGCTCTGTTGAACATTTTCATACCGTTAGGTACGTCTGTAATGATGTAAAACGAATCAGTATCAGTTAGGTAATTATTCACTCTATAACCTTGAGGAATCATTCCCATAGATACGATTGAGTTGATATCATTGTCAGCTGTTCCAGTTCTACCTTGAGATTTTAACAATCTCTCAGCTGTAAATTGATTTTCCGAAGGAACAATCATTTTTACACCTCTTGCTGCAACTCTAAGACCTCTTTCGTCAGTAAATGCGTTAATATCAATTAACGACTGCTCTAATGACGTTTCGTTAAGATCCGCCTGAGTAGATAGGGTATTTTTAAATGTACCCGCTACTGTAGGGTGAGCCGTGCTAAATAAAGCTACACCATCGCCTGATTTAAATGTACCAGTTGATGGTAAACCGTTGATTAAAAGCTCAACAGCTTTTACTTGTTTAGCATTACTCATAGATCTTGCTAAAGCTTTCGTGTATCTAGCAGCAAGTCTATCGTAGAGGTTATCTTCGATAGCTTCTTCTGTGATTGCGAATGCTAAAGCTACAGTCTCGTGAGTGTATCTCGCTGTGAAAGTTTCTTGTGCTTCGTCAAAAGAGACTCCTGCACCTTCACCTTTCACTTGTGCGTTTGCGAAACCAGATAACATTACTTCTTCTTCAAAAGCTCTGTCACTGTTTTCTGTTGTATAAATCTCAGCATGCTGATTTTCATACCTTTTATATTCCAGCCCAAATAGTGCATTTAGGCCTGGTTCTAGTTCTTTAACTAGTTGCGATCGTGATATTGCCATAGTCTATTTGCTCCTATTAATTATGACCGTTGTAAGCGTTCGTGTTTGACACGACAATTACAGAATAAAAAGCTGCAGTTGCATCCTCGTTTTCAGGATCTTCTGCAGATCTAATTAATCTAAATTGACTTGCGTTAGCCGTAGTATCACCTATATCAAGCGTATTTGTGCTTCTGCCAGTAGTTGAATCACCACTTGCAGTATTCATGTCATACGTGATCAGATGAGTTGCTTGGGCAGCTGCATCGTCAGTCGCTACAACGTATTGCTGGAACGGATTGTCGTTTACAAAAGCTGTGATGTCCTCACTATTCGCTGGTGTAATCGGTTGATTATAAAAGTTAGCAAACGTTGGTTTTAATGTAGTCGCTGCATTAAAGAAAATACCGTTAAGTACTCCATAGATGTCAGGTGATCCTGCATCTCCAGCTGTTACATAACCTGCGTTTGAACCGTCAAGTTTTACCGTTGCACCATTGAAAATAGATGTTGTAGATCCAGCTTTGATTTTGTACTTCCCTTGACCTTGAATAGATGGTGATCCACCCATTGTGCCAGCGGGAATAAGTCCAAAACCTTGCGTGTTTCTGTTTGCCATTGTATTTGTTCTCCTATTCCAATGTTGTTATCGTTACTCGATGATAGGGATTAACCCGAGAATTCCTTATTAGGATTTCTTTGTACCACCGAAGGTTACACGAGATTGCCTCTCAACGTTGATTGGCATCCTCTTATCCTGCTCCTTCATTAGATCGTTTTCTACTGCTTCGTTCCTTTGTTTATGACGATTAGCCATATACTCTTGACGTTGCTTCGCGATCTCTTCTGGTACCTTTGCAAGCAAAAGGCCACCAACTCCGACAACTCCCTTGTATCGTCCTTCTTCAAGGACTGGATAATCAGAAGCGTTTTCTATCTCCTCGGCTCTAACAAGTTCGTATCCTTCTCTTAAACGTCCAGATACGTTTTTAGTGTCTTGGAAACCAACACTTTCTGCTCTTATCCATCTGTACCTGAATCCATCAGGTGCAGGGGGTGCATCTAAAGATGATGGTGGAACCCAAACCTTTGGTCTTTCAGATTTAGACCTAGATTGGTTCGCACGAGAAGTTTTATTTTCTTTTTCCATACGCTATACCTCCTTCGTGATTTTTAATTGTTTTGCGTACTCTTCGAGTGGCACACCTAATTTTTTAGCTATTGCTACCTGTGATGATGTGAGTTTCACAGTTTTTGAGCCTGGCTTAACTACTCGCCTAGCCGAGGCTACAGTTTGCGTCGGTTTAACCGACGTATTACTGTCTTTTATATCAAATTTATTAGGGAACTCAAGTCTTATTCTTTTATCGACTTCCGCATAATAATCGTCTGATTTAGCATCGAAACCCTCATCCATTAGGTCATAATGTATCGCTTTAGCCTCGTTGGTCATAGCTCTATCGGAGCCAAACCATGAGTTTTTTATAGCCCATTCTTCTGCTTTTGGATCGGGTGCTGTCATTGGAGGGACTTGATTAGCCTCCACAGTAGTATTTTCTGTGGGTGCTGGCTTCTCTTCTTTTGCCTGTGTCTCTCTCATAACGTTAAGTCTAGCTTCGTCAATTGATAATGCAGCAATTCTTTTTTGAGCGTTGACTTGTGCAGTAGCATCACCAGATTCTATTGCTCTTGATAGTTCTGATTGTGCCATCTCCATTCCATCTTTAACTCTTTTTTCAAATTGACTTACATAGTCTTTATTGACTTGACCAAACTTAGAGTCCAAAGTTTTTCTTTTGCCTTCAACTGCTTTTGCATAATCTAAAGCGGCCTTCTCTCTCCGCTCTGCTTCACGCATACGCTTAGTTAGTCCAGCAATACGCTTTTGAACTCCTTTGCTGTAAGTTTCTAATTCTTCATCCTTTGGTTTTGTTCCTTCTTTTAATTCTTCTTTAGGTTCTTCTTTTACTTCTTCTTGCTCTTGTTTCGTTTCTACTGGTTCTTTTTCTTGTTTCGGCGTTTCGGTTTCTACAACCGACTCGTCTTTTTCTTCAATATCGATCTCAGCACCTGGTCCTGATGTATCGATATCAACTGTTTTTTGTTCTTCAGTTGGCATAGTTTACTCCTTCTATGTTAGTATTCATGCAAGATATCCTCTGGATTCTTGATGGTTGCTAAAACTTCGTCGTCGTTTAGCAGACGTATCTCTCCTCCCTCAATCTTTATTCTTGATCCAGCATATCGGGCAAACATTACCCAATCTCCCTCCTTGCACCAAGGACCATCAGGATATCTATCCTTGTCCCTGTAGCAGTCTGGACCCATTCTTAAAACTAAACCAGTCTGTGACGCAACTTGTTGTCTCTCTAAGGTTGTTTCAGCAAGAATAACTCCGCCTTTTGTTTTCTCTTTCATTTTAAAAGGTAAAACTAACATCCTCCAACCAGTTGGCTGTGGTAGTTTATTTGAATCTTCTTTTGTTAAATCTTTTTCTTTTTTGACACCTACCAGTTTTTTATTCGGTAGTTTTATTGATTTCGATGACTGTTCCATGTTGCTCCTTATTATCTAGCAGGTTAGAGAGTTCCTGTTTAGTTGCCTCTAGGGCTGTTATTTGTCCTATTATATAGTTATATTTTTCCATATTGTCAATGCCCCCTGATGTAATAGCAGCGGTTAACTCCTCGTTTCTTCTGGATAAATATCTAAGTAGTTTGTTTATTACGGTTTCTAATTGCATCTTTACCTTTCTTTGCTATCTGCACGACTTTGTTTTTACCCATGACTTTAGCTCTTTGCTCCATAACTGTGAGTATTTGTATCTTTCGTGCAAATGGTTTGTTTACTTTTTTTACTTTTGCAACAGTTGCTCTTGCATCTGCAGGTGTTGCAAATTTTATTTTAACTGTATCTCTAGGATTCTCATCCGTGTACAGTCTTCTATCTGAGCCTTTTGGTTTTTTACCAGTGCCCTTTTTAGGATCTGCCACGTTTCATCTCCTTAATGTGTTTTTTAATTATGTTAGATTGTTTTTTATGAAGCTTAGAAGCTTTACCTAAAGCTTTAGCTACTTTTTTTAGTTTTTTTACCATTTATAACTCCCTTTAGCATTTTAGCTTGACCAGCATGTAACTTAGAGGCTTTTCTTAAACCTTTAATTACTTTTTTTATTGTTCTTTTTTTCTTTAACATTTCCATCTCCTTCTTGCCTGACGTAGACGTGAGTTTGGATCTTTTGCTGCTTTAGGGAATTTCTTCATTTGTCCTAGTGATCTTGCACAGAAAGATTTTCTGCGTTTAGCAGC